AGGTGCTACTAGAGCTTGTCGCTGATAGGCTTATTAGCGACTTCTGGCATATTAAAATGCTGAATAGACGTTTCTACCTTTTCAGGAAGCGGCAATGCGCCATCCATAACAGCTCGCACCTTTGCATGTGCGCTTTCAATTGAATCAGCGCGAATAACGAGTGTTGCAATTTCTTCGCTATTGCGGTCGGTGATTTCCGGATCGTTGTATCCGGGTCCGCGCTTAGTTGTGGTTGTGGTTTCGTTAATAGATACTCGGATTGTGTAGTGAGTGCTCATTATAATTCCTTATCAGTTAACTTCGTTGTAGATAACAGTTTCGCTACGGTCTGCCCCAAAAGGAGTCTCAAAGCCGTACGTCTTATACGCGTAAGAACACATTTCTGCGGTGAGTTCGTGATTTCCCTTGGTCTTAAGGATGAAGTCAAGTTCGTTGCTCATACTTACATCGTACACGCACGTGATACCACTGTCAACCTCTTTGAGCAACTTTCTTAATCGCCATACAATATGTTACTCGATAACATTAGTTTTGATGTTGGGTTGACAACTGGTGGCAAAGGTGTGCTAGTGTGTACCTCGTTGGCAGGAGGGACGTGAAGGCCCATAATGACAACAATTACAGTGTAATTTATATGGGTGTCTTACGTGGAAACACGCTGACATAGAAGCAACCCAGCCTTTAGCGGGCCGTTTAAGTTGTGTATGTGCATACCCTAAGTCAATTGCATTGCAGAAAGGTGCCAAATGTCTCACTCCCCCTAAGGATCGGCAGCGTTGGTTAAATGTGGCCGAACAGCCTTTTTGATTACTCTGTAACAACCAAACAAAGGAATAACAATGTCTGATGTTATCGTTCCGGCCGCGACCAGCGAGGTTGAGCTTTCGTCCGCACAGGAGGAAAAGGCACTGCGCCAGCTCGCAAACCTCGGCGACGGGGCTGCAACCGTTGTCTCTTCCATCGTGGGGGATGACTTCGACACAAAGGTGAAGATTGCCGGTGCCGTGCAGGACGCGGAACCGCTTCGCGATCACCTTGGAACGACCATTGAGCTTGAGCATTATGTTGCTCAGGTGGTCGAGATTAAGGACACGGATCGCGAGGGCAAGGAGATTGTTGACGAGTCTACGGGTGAGATTCGCACCCTTATGGCCGTTCGCATCATCCTTGTTGCAAAGGATGGCAAGACCTACGCGTCGATTTCGACGGGCATCGGCAAGGCCCTCGAAAACATCCTCGGTATTGTCGGCAAGCCGCACACGTGGCCTAAGCCGGTCAAGATCAAGGCCGTTGAGCAGGGTCCGGCGATGCGTCGCTATCTGACGCTGAAGTTCGCGTAATAACTCGTTAGGGCGAGTATAAAGAGTATTTAGGCCCTAAGCGTGTGGTGCCGGGATTGAATTGAGGAGTACAACCGCCCGGTTAAATGTGTATATGTGTGAGAGCCATTGGCTTTAGCAAATATTGGAACAGCCACGGTATAACCCATTAACGGGACGACACGCACTCGCTATAGGCGATATTGGAAGCCCCTGTCGTGAAAGTCTTAAGTTACCAATTATCATGTAGCCCGGTCCGGACGCGGACCGGGCTACACCTATAAGGATACCACAAATGGCAACTAAGCGCCAACAAGAATTGCTAGCAAATATTGCAAATCGTGAAAAGTCTGTACGTCGAAAGATTAGGCGATTGGAGAATAAGGGTGTTCGTATTACGGGCACGGATTATGACCCTCGGCAGGCTGACGTTGGCAATATGACAGCTCGGCAAATGGGTAGCTATCTGCGAAAGCTTGATACGTTCACCGATCGTAAGACACAGTTTGTTCCTGGCGCTAGTGGCAAACCTCTTCCCGCTGCTAAGTGGCGGAAGTTTAAGCAGGTTGAAAAGGCCGGTAATGACTATTCATTGCGTTATCGCGCAAAGATTGACAATGTCTATAATCCTCATAAGGGTATGACAATGGGTGAATATCGCGCAATGAAGCGTGGCGATTTGCCCTCTCGCTTAGTTCCATCGGTAAACGACCCTTTTGACGTGCGTTCGCGAAGCTCATACGGCGTTACTAATGAAAAGGCTCTCGATAAACTTATCAAAGAAGAGCAAAAGAGAACAACACCACAAAACTTTAAGAAGTGGCAGAAGAGTAATCGTGAAGCCGCTAAGAAAATGCTTACCGATCTACATGAAGAAGAATTGCTTAAGAAGCTGAATAAGCTAACAGATGAGCAATTTCATTTGCTTTGGGAAAGCGGCGCGTCGGAAGTTGCTCTAGCTTACGTTGTTGCTAAATCGGCGTTTGAGAGCAACGAGGATGAGCCGCCGTGGTGGGCGGAACGATCCGGCGACGAAATGGGGGAGGTTCGGGACCTCGCTCAATGGGCGTCCACGGTCGACACGGATGACGCTGCTAAGGTGTCTCGGCCGGGTCGGAAGTCCAACACTCGGAAGCGCGCACAGTACACGGATACGCGCGCTCAGGCTATTGACACCATTTCGCAAAATCAGTCCCCTGATACTTGGGCGGGCCCCATTAAGCTGCCTCGCAAGCGAAAGGGTAAGTAAGTGTTTCGCACAATTTGGAGATATCTAATGAAGGTAGCACGGTCAAAGAAAGTCCGTGTTTCCTATGTTGCCGATTTTGAAACAACCACCGACCCGGAAGATTGCCGAGTTTGGGGTTGGGGAATTGTCGGCGTATTTGATGCAGAGTACGAGCATGTACGAATCGGGCATGAGCTACAGGGATTCCTCGATTGGATTAAAGACAAAGACGCAAATATCTATTTTCACAATCTTCGCTTTGACGGTGTGTTTATTGTTGATGCCTTGCTACGCGACGGCTATGTGGTTGTTACAGAGCAGCGAAAGCTAGAGCCTGGACAGATAAAGACCGTTATTGACAAGATGGGAAAGTTCTATTCTGTTACTGTTTGTTGGAAAACAGGTAAGACGGTAGAGTTTAGAGATAGCGCTAAGAAACTTCCAATGACGCTAAAGCGAGTAGCTAAGGCATTTAACTTGGAAGAAACTAAGGGCGAGATTGATTACCACAAGAACCGCCCTGTAGGTTACCGCATGACGCTAGAGGAGCAGGACTATCTACGTCGCGACGTTGTCATTATTGCCAAAGCTCTTCGCATGGAAATGGAAGAGGGAATGACCAAGCTTACGGTCGCTTCCGACTCTATGGCTGAGTTTAAAAGGATCTTTGGTGACAACAACTTTAAGCGAGCATTTCCTGTCCTACCGCCCGCTATGGACGCGGAAATTCGACAATCATACAGAGGAGGATTCACCTATGCAGACCCCCGGTTTAGTGGAAAAGTTCAAGGCAGCGGAATTGTTCTTGACGTCAACTCTCTATATCCGCACGTCATGTATTCGACCGTACTCCCCTATGGAGAACCTATCTATCAGCGTGGGATGCCAGAGCTTACGCAGTCCCGACCGCTTGCTATTTTCTCTGTCACTTTTACGGCGGAAGTCAAGCAAGACCATATCCCATGCATTCAGATTAAGGGTCAATCTATGTTTGGCGCGACGGAATATCTTTCGAGAATTCGCGAACCCGTCACTCTTTGGGTTACGTCTGTTGACTGGAAACTTTGGAACGATCACTATAACATTGAAGTTTTGTCATATAATGGTGGTTGGTCTTTCCGCGGTTCAAAGGGCTTTTTCAAAAATTATATTGACAAATGGATGGAAGTAAAGGCAACAACAAAGGGTGGAAAACGAGAAATTGCGAAGCTCCACCTAAATAGCCTGTACGGTAAATTCGGGTCAAATCCAGATGTCACCGGGAAAATACCAATGCTAGTAGACAATCGCGTGCGACTCATCCTCGGCAAAGAGGAGAGCCGTGCGCCCGTCTACACGGCTATGGCAGCGTTCGTGACGGCATACGCACGTGACCTGACGATTAGGGCCGCACAAGCCAACTACGCCGTGTTCGCGTACGCCGACACCGACTCGCTACACCTACTGACGGATGAGCTACCCGACCTTGACGTGCACCCTTCCAATCTCGGCGCGTGGAAGTTGGAATATCACTTTCAACATGCTATGTACGTGCGAGCTAAGTTCTACTTGGAGCAGGGTTGCACGGAGCCTGACGGCAGCTATGCCGAGTACGTCAACCGCGTTGCAGGGATGCCGGAAGAGGCCAGCTCCGCGCTCACGTTTGACGCCGTATACCACGGAAACAAGATCGGTGGTAAGAAAACGCCACTCATCGTCCCCGGGGGTGTCGTGCTTCGCGAGGGAACATTCACGATTAATTTGTGATTTCGAGTTGACACATGCACGGGACCGTGTGTATGGTTGAGTCATCGGCCAAACAGGGCCGGAAAACATTTAACTACCCGGTTGCATACCGAAAGGAAACACATCATGGCTGGCACCAACAAGGACACCGCTGCTCCCGTCGAGGCTGTCGAGGCTGAGGCCCCGAAGACGCGAGGCCGCAAGGCGACGCGTGACCCGAACGGCAAGAGCATTTCCGGTTTCTTCTCCGAGGAGGAGCAGAAGCGAATTGCTAAGGCTCGATTTAAGGGTGAGCATGAGCAGGTTAACGACCTTGTTCGCACTGCCGTTCTCGACTATGTCGAGCGACTTCTCGCCGAGTAAGATTAAGAGTGTTTGCAATGCACTCATAACGTGATATCCGGATCGTGGCATGTTTACGCGCGTAGTAGCGGGATTGCAGCGGTTGGGTCCGCCCCGTGCTAGGATTGGCCTCGCAGCCGACCGCGGTGTCTACCGGGTATCCGAATAAAGGAAAAGCCGTCCGTGTCATAGCGGGCGGCTTTTCCGCTATACGAAAGGTTTGAAATGGCACGTATGCACGAATACCTCGCGGGACTTCGCGGGGATGACGGCGTTATGACTATTCCCGAGGATTTTGATTCCGGTTGGGAAGATGCATATAACGGTGATATTGCTGATGCTGGCGTTAATGCGGCAGCACAGGTTACTCTTCTACAGCAGGAGTTGGACAAGGTCCAGGCCGAGCTGACTGAGGCTCAGGCCGCTAATTGGCGGCTTTCTCAGGTGGCTCCGACCAACGCTAACGGCCCTATTGACAGCGACGCCGATAATGCGGGTCATCCGCTTGATGAGGAGCAGCCTAACCCCGATCCGGATTCGGAAAAGCCGGATGATGAGCACGATTTCTTTAAGAGCGCTAACTAGGAGTATTAATAATGGTGCAGTTTGATCCTAAGGCATTTGTGCCCGGTCCTAATGAGGACCTTCTCAACATGCTTCGTCGTAATATGTCTAGCGATTATCGCGCGCGAATTCCTGAGGCAACTCAGGCAAACATGCGTGACCAGCTTCGCGGCATTATGGATTATGACGCTAACCGTAACGAGTTTATCAATGCGCTCGTTAACCGAATCGGTCTTGTTATTGCCACGGGCAAGAACTGGACCAACCCTCTTGCAAAGTTTAAGCGAGGCGTGCTAGAGGACGGTGATACCATTGAGGAGGTGTACACCGGTCTTATTAAGGCTAAGGAGTATGACCCTCAGCGTGAGCACATGGAGCGTGAGATCTTCGGCACGCATAAGCCGGACGTTGCTACGTCGTTCCACGAGCTTAACCGTCAGAACTACTACCCCATTACGATTAATGAGACGGTTCTTCGCCGGGCCTTCCTTTCTTCGCAGATGGGTCTTTCCACCTTTATTACTCAGGTAATGCAGGCTCCGACCAACTCGGACCAGTGGGATGAGTTCACCCTTACGGCCCGTCTTTTCCGTGAGTTCTACGATAACGACGGTTTCTTTAAGGTTCGCGTTCCGGACATTAACGCTGTCACGTCTGGCGAGGCCGACGCTAAGGCCGTTCTTCGCACCATTCGCGCGTACAGCGAGAAGATTAAGTTCCCGTCTACTCAGTACAATCCGGCGCGTATGCCGTCGTGGGCGGACCCTGACGAGCTGGAAGTGTTCGTTACACCCGAGGGCCTTGCAGCTCTCGACGTCGAGGCCCTTGCCGTTGTGTTCAATATTGACCGTGCTCGCATTCAGCAGCGCATTACGGTTATTCCCGAGGAAGCTCTCGGAATTCCCGGCGCTCAGGCAATTATCACGACTCGTGATTTCTTTGTCATTGCGGACACATTCTATGACACTCGTGCACAGCCGAACCCGGTTGGTCTGACCACCAACCACTTCCTGCACCACCACCAGATCATTTCCGCCTCGCGATTTGTTCCGGCAATTCTCCTGACGGCTACTGACGAGCCGAGCGTGATTAAGATTAGTGACGGCACTGTGACTGACATTTCCGAGGTTGAGGTCTTTGACCGAAACGGCACGGAGATCGCGGCCGGTAGCGAGCTTGACCGTAACGCTTTCTATAACGTTAAGGCTAAGGCAATTCTCACTAACCCGGAGAACGGTGCCAATGACGCCGTTTCGTTCGCGGTGGAGGGTAAGACTTCCGACTTTACCATGATTAACAACAATGGCACTCTTGCTATTGGTTATGACGAGCGAGGCACTAACGATGAGGATATTACCATTCGCGTAACTTCCGTCGCTAACCCGAGCAAGTCCAAGGTGGTTGTCTTTGGTCTTAAGGGCGACATTGCACAGCTCTGGCCTAACCCTCAGGTCGTGGCGGACCCGGGTGTCGCTACGGCGTAATACCCGCTAGGATAGGGGCACGCACTCTCGGAAGTGCGTGCCCCTTTCTGTATTTCAAAGGATAGATAATGGTAGACCTTACTGATGTTGAAAAGGCCATCGGCGCAAATTACGCCGTATGGAATGCTGATACTACAATTACACTGACTAATGTTCCGTGGGATAACACTTATAGGGACATTGTCAAGTTTGCCAATAAGACGGCGCTTAACACGTATCTAGAAGAGCAGGGTGTTAAGCACACTAGCATTGGTAGGGCTAGGTTCGTTAAGGCTGATGAGCCTATTAAGCTCCCTCTTCCTATTGACAAGGTTTACCCGTATAACTATGTGCGCGTGCACAATCCTGCACAGAAGCCGGTAAATGGCGAAGAAATTTACTACTATTACTTTATCATTGGCATTGACTTTGTCGGGCCTACGGTAACGCAAATTCGTGTGCAGCTTGACGTGTGGCAGACCTTTGGAGATAAGGCGCGAATTGCTAGCGCTTTTGTCACTCAGGGGCACATTGGCATTGCTAATGAAAAGCAGTTCGAGGACTACGGGCGTAAGTATTTGACCGTTCCCGAGGGGCAGGAACTTGGGGCCGAAATGCTCACGTCCAATGTCTCTACTCATGCCGTTCTCCAGAATGATCCTTCTGTGGTTATGGTTTGCAGTGCCAATCTGTTTATTGATCCTGAAACCGGAGAAGGACGACCGGAGCTTGGTGTCGGTCGCGCTAACTACGTGCAGGGTATGCTTTCTGGAATTCCCACATTCTTTTTCAAGGACATGAATGCGTTTCAGAATTTTACGCTTAATTACGGTGATTATCCTTGGGTAATGAACTCGATTAAGTCTATTACCCTTGTTCCTAATGCTTTTGCAAACGGTGAACAGTACACGGAGCTTAAGCTCAAAAAGGGTAGCGCTTCCGTTTATTACATGGCTAATAACGCCGAGAGGGGTCGTGGCAAGTATGTAAATCTTAGAAGCGATTTCCGTAACGCTTTTAACTCTAACATTCCTCTCCGGTACCGTCACCTTAAGAAGCTGTATACATACCCGTATTGCGCTATTGAGATGACGCTTTTCCAGGGTGCCAATGTTGTTCTTAAGCCCGAGCTTTTGCCGCGCGATGATGCATGGGTGGCTATTAAGTCTGCGAATATCACGCCAGGACAGAAGATGGCTATTTACATGCGTAGTTATAATGCGAAGAGTTCCGAGCTAGAGAGCACTCGGACCAACGCTGACGGAAGCAAGGAATTTTATTACGATTTCGGGGATTATCTTGAAAATGCTCTCGTAATGGATAACTACCCAGCACTTGCTATTGCCGGTGATGCTGGCAATTTGTCTCTTGCTCAGAATTACAATAGCATTGCACAGCAGCGCACGGCGGCTGATTGGGCGCAGCAGCGATCGTTGCAGGGTAATCAGACGAGCTACGATCAGGCTGGCGCTGCCGTGGGCAACATGGAGACACAGGGCGACATTTCCCGGTGGACCACTCAACGTAGGAACGACATTGCCAATACGGCTCAGGGAGCGCACACGGCCATTGGAGCTATCGGGTCAGCTGCCGGTGGCAACGTTGTTGGTGCGGCTGCTACGGCCGGAAACGGACTCGTTGACATCATTGCTCGTGGTCGCGAGACAGATACCACATTGGCGGCTAGCCGAGCTTCCCAGGGGTCCAACGTGGGCACGGCTAACTACATTCGGGATACAAATAAGGACCTTGCGGATTGGGCGGCTAAGGGCGATAACGCACAAGCTATTGCCGCAATTAACGCAAAGGTGCAGGACCTTGCATTGACGCCGCCGTTTAGTGTTGGTGTTGCAGGTGGAGAGCAATTCCTTATGACGCAGGGGCAGGGCGTGCAGCTCTACCTTTTGTTTAAGACAATCGGCCCTAATGCAATGATGAATATTTGTGAATACTGGCTCCGATACGGATATGCGATTAACACCTATGTTCGCAACATTCCGAACGATCTAATGGTCATGTCTAATTTCACGTATTGGCGTCTTGTTGAAACCTACTTGGTAGGCACCAACCTCCCCGAATGGGTTAAGGCCGCTATTCGTGGTATCTTTGAAAAGGGCGTTACTGTCTGGCAGGACCCCCGTAAGATTGGCCTTATCGACATTGCCGACAATGTGGCAAAGACGGGAATTAGCTACTAATGACAAATAGCAGAAAGCGGCCCGACGGCGTATGGTCGTCAATTTATGAGCCACACCTTACGGCAGGTGGTCGGTATAACCGTGATCCTCAGGCGTCGCGAGAGCTTGCAATTGAGCGAATGCTTACGCGAGTGTTGACAGAAATGTGCCTCAATCGCTTTAAGTGGACCGGCCTTCCTGACAGCATTGATCCCCGCTACATGGAGCTTACGTTGCTCCGTTATGGCCTTAGCGTGTTTTATCTGGAACCGACGATGGGTAAGCACCTTGCGCTACAGGGCGCCCCTTCCGGCGTTATCAATTGGCAGGAAAACCCTACGTCATTCCAGGTTGTCGGAAACCTTATGCTGTCCCGTACTTTGGCGGCTAAAGATTGCGTGCCTATTTGGGCAAACTACCTCCGCCAACCCGATATTGACATTATTAGCATTTACGCGTCCAGGCTTGCCGCAATGGATCGAACCATTGAGATTAACGCTAAGCAAGCTCGACGCCCTCGGATTGCCGCTACTAATGAAAATCAGCGACTTTCAGTGCAGCAGATTAACGACCAGATTGATAAGGGTAGTGCCCTTATCACTATTGATGCAGATACTTGGGCTCAGGAAACTGGCAATTCGGGACTCCCGATTGTCGCTCTGGACCTTGGCATTGATCCTGACATTCTGGAAAAGAACCACATTCTCCGCACTCGCGAATGGGGAGAGTGCATGGGGCTACTTGGGTTTGACTTTGCCAATCAAGACAAAAAAGAGCGTCTTGTTGCTAGCGAGGTTGACGCCAATAATTCGCAGGTAGATAACATGCGAGCTGTCAACCTTAATGCTCGTCGTCAGGCTTGTGAGCAGATTAACGATAAGTACGGGCTTGACATTAGTGTTGAATACCACATCACGAGCGAAACGAGTTCGGCTGTTCCCGTTCTTGGTGAGCAGATGGGAACTAAGAAAATTCAGATGAGGGATGGAGGACAGGACTAATGGCATCATTCACAATGGACCTATGGGAAGTTCTGGAATTTACTGATGACATTGGGTTGAATGACTACCCTCTTTACGACCCCACGCATAGGGAAGAGCTTAACCAAAAGATAATTAACCGGTATTTGAATCGCGAAATTGGTCACGAGACTATTGACCAATTTGTGCATAACATGCGTCGTAAAATGCATGAAATTATGCCATACTATAATCAGCTTTATGCAACAGAGCAGATTAAGTATGATCCTCTTAAGACAATTGATATGCGTACGGTCGCGGCGGGTAGCACTGAAAGCTCGGCCGAGGGTGACACTAGTGCAGATAGCGGAAGCAAGACTACGGCTGATGGAATTGCCGTAGCTAGCGACTTTCCCCAAACGAGTCTTGATAGCGGAGAGGGTGACGACCATATCGGACGATATGGAACTAGCTCCTCCGAAAGCAAGAATAGTGGTGAGCAAAAGAACACTGCTAACGAGAGCCGAAAGGATAGCGCTAAGGGAAAGAGCGATTCGGATAGCACGACAACGGGTTATCAGGGTGTCCCTGCACAGTTGGTAATGCAGTACCGTAGTGCTATTCTCAACGTAGACCTTATGGTCGTTGAAGCTGTAAACGAATTGTTTATGTCAGTGCTGGCCGTTCCGGACCAGTATTCTAGCGACAGGATGTATTACTAATGACGATGATTCCTCCGGGGACTTCCTTTACCACCCGCCCTAATTTCCCTTACCTTGTTGAGCCGTACAGTAACGGAACGCCGTTTACTTATCGCGACGCAATGACGTATCTTCGCCGACTCGAAACGTTTGCAAAGTACATTAACTCCGATCTTCTCCCTTGGGTTGATGAGGGTTTTGCTCAGTACATTACGGCTTTCAATGTCGCACTTGCCGACATTGCTAAGTACATGGAAGGGCAGCAGGTTGTTATTGACGGCAAGCTAGTTGGTTTCTCCGATCTTGCCGACAAGGTAGACAAGACGTGGAATGACGTTATCGACGCCAAAGAGGGTGTGGACGCGGCCCGCGACGCTGTGTACGCAATTACCTATCCCTCTCCCGGTGCCAATGTCGACATTTCCGCCGACTTGCAGCGCCTATACGATGAGGGCGTGCGTACCGTTACGCTCGTCAGCGGTCAGACGTACTATTGGAGCGGCACCCTCTTTCTCGATAACGGCAACGTTCGTGACCGATTCTTTTTCCGGCAGAACGGCGCGACCGTTGTTGCTATGGACGGTGCAGGATCGCTGGCAACTCCGTACGCGGGAACGGCGGGAACGCGCTTCCTCGTGTTCGTCAACACAAAGCGCTCGGCAAAGGTGGGGCAGACGGTCACGGTCAGCGAGGCAACGAGCGCGACGGGGAGCTACACCGCCACCGTTGGTGCAGGACTTGTTTGGGTAGACGCCGACGTTCGCGGCGCAAATGGCGGACAGCTCGCACGAATCGCTATGGTCAATAACAGTAGTGTCAAGTTTGTTAGTGGTACTACTTCCTACCTTAACGGTTTCTACGCCACGGCCGGTTACACCGATAGCAATTACCCGAGTGACGTTCGGGTGACTAACCCGTTCGGGGACGCTTCTGGCATTGCAGAGCAGCAGAGTAACGGGGATGCTCTCGTTGTTACCGGCAACGCTGACGCTCGTTCAATGATTGCTAACATTCGATACAATCGTGGTTCTATTTTTCAGGCACCCGTTGGCGGCTCGATTAAGATTGTTGATAGTCGAGCTGTCAACATTATTGGTGCGCACATTGAGGGTGACGAAAAGCTTCGTCCGGTTGCTCCTCTTCGCGTTACCCGAAGCCTGGTTAACGTTATGGGTTGCGAATTTTGGGTTCCGACAACTGCTAAGGCGTTTGCCGCTATTGAAGTGGTAGACGGTAGCGCAAATGCTAACGGGCCTACGGACCTTTACCTCGAAAACGTTCTCTTTATGAATGTGTTTCGCCCTGATTGGTCTGTGGCTGATGAGCGCTCTAACCCGGAAATTAAGATTACGTCAATGAATGCCGGATCGACCATTCGTGCACGTAATGTCTGGTCCTCGTACACCGTCGTCACCGCTACGGACCTTTGGCGAGTTGCCCCTGTCATTGTTTCTGATGATGCCGCAATTCAGACGGCAATTAACAACGGTGCCGCTATTATTGCTACGGGCAGTTGGGATCTTAAGAAGATTGGCAATAGCTGGCGAGTGACCCCGCCTAACTCTAATCTTATTGAGGTCATCGGCATTACCACGGCTCCGGCTATTGACACTGCCGGGTCTAACTCGGAAGTGCTGGGAACTATCGCCGCTGGCGATTATTCTTACTACTTCGCAATGATTGACGGTAACGGTATTTACGGTAACCGCGGAGCCACTACCAATGTGACTCTAGCTAGCGCATCCGGCAATACAGCTCGCATTATTGCAACTCCGCCTCGGCCGGGTCGCATGGCAATTTGGCGAAAGGGTAGCGCTCAGGCAACCCCCGACCGCTACGCCGTGTTTGGTGTTGGATCGGCTAAGGTGTTCCTTTTCGACACTGGCGACAACATTAACAAGAGGGCATGGAACCGTGATAACGTGCCCGCTATGCCGGATAGTGTTGGCAGCCTTTCGGTTGACACTCTCCGCTTTAACGGAAAGGTAATTCTCTAATGGAGCTAGTACAGCTTTCCCGACACCCGGGGATGCGGCTACGGGCAGACGCAGCCGCGTCCCTGGAACGGTTCGAGCGGGACCACGGCGCGCAGCCCCTGACGTCGGCCTACCGGCCCGTGAGCGAGCAGCAGGGGCTTATTGACCTGTGGGATAGCCCTAACCCGCCACGGGACGCACAGGGCCGCCCCATGAACCGCCCGCCCTACCTGTACGCGCCCCGTCGTCCAGCGTCTTCGGGACTGCACACCAGGGGCACCGCAATTGATACGTCTAATCCCGATGCTTTTCACAAGTACGGTGAAAAGTACGGTTTTCTCTTTCTTTATGCGTATGACAAGGTGCATTTTGAATATAACCGGGCATACGATAAGATGGCGAATGAAAATCCGAGTAATCCTAACAAGCCTTCTGCAACCGCTAACCTGATTGGAATTAAGACCGTGGACATTATTATTAGCTACGCTTGCAACAACAGCCGAAACGGAATTACCGTTTGCGCTCCTAAGCACGTCAAGAAGCTTTCGGGAGAGCAATGGGGTAATCACGTTGTGCAGCAGGCTCTAAAGGGTGTGCCGATTCTCACGCCGACAAATGACCGTGAGTACGACATTCTTACGGATATGTATAGGTAACAAGTAAAAGCGCCCCGCGTCTATCGACGCGGGGCGCTTTGCTGTATGCTGTCGCTATGGCCTCTCCTGCGCGCATTACCCGTAAGGGCAACATGCTTCTCGTTGTCATGGACGACGGTACGATATATACCACATATTCCGCCACGGGATCGGATTGGGTTGTCACCGCCAATGCCGGTAAGAAAGACCCAGTGGTGGACCCGAAGCCCGACCCTGGCGACGGTGGAGGAACGCCCGATCCGACGCCGGGGGATTGGCAATGGCCTTTCCAGTATTCGCGATACGTGTTTCAAACCGGCCCGTATGCCTCTCTTGCACAGTTTGGTTATCGCATTCACCCTATTACCGGAGTCAAAAAATTGCACATGGGGCTCGATTTTGGAGCCGGAGGAATCGCCGGAATGGCTATTCCTGCCGCTTCCGGTGGAACCGTAGTAGAAGCTAATTACAACGGTGCTATGGGTAATCACGTCATCATTGACCATGCGGGCGGGTTTAGGACTCGTTATTTCCATATGGTTGCAACGCCTGATGTGCGAGCGGGACAGACCGTTACTAAAGGTCAAAAGCTCGGCAATGTCGGTAGTACCGGTCTTTCTACTGGACCTCATTTGCATTGGGAAACTTTTGAAGGCGGGCAAGTTGTAGACCCGCGCGGATTTATGAAGAGGAGAGGAGCACCGGAATCGTGAATAACAATCTCACAGTAGGGTCTACTGTCGCTAAGACGCTCCACCCGTATTACTCGTTTGACAAAGTGTTTTCCTTTAACTCGACGTTTATGTTTGTTGTCGGCGGTCGCGGTTTGGGTAAGACCTATGGTGCAAAGAAAAAGGCTATTAAGGCAGCAGTAACAAAGGGTGAGCAATTTATTTACCTTCGCCGCTATAAGGAAGAGCTTACCGACTCGGTTAGAACATTCTTTGATGATATTGTCGGTAATGACGAATTCGAGGACTGGGACTTCCGAGTAAATGGCCGAGCTTTTGAATACAGCGCCATTGAATTTCGCGATGAAAAGAAGCGTGAATGGCATATGGCAGGTTTTGCTATGGCTCTTTCTCAGGGTCAGGCTAAAAAGTCGATGGCATTGCCTAATGTTACCCTAATCATTTTTGATGAATTTATTCTCGAAAAGGGTAACATGCGCTATTTGCCGTACGAATACAATGTGTTTAACTCGCTTTATTCCACGGTTGACCGTTGGAAGGATAAAACGCGAGTTTTGTTCCTTGCTAACGCTGTCAGTATTGACAATCCCTATTTTGTGTATTACGGCATCATTCCCGACGAGGGGCAACAGTGGATACACACTAAACCTGTTACGCATAAGGACGGTCGAAAGGCCAACTTTATTACAGCTCATTTCCCCGATGCGGAGGAGTTTGCACGTTCGGTTAGTGCTACGGCTTTTGGTCAATTTATTGCAGGAACTGAGTATGAGGCCTTCGCTATTGCTAACAAGTTTGCCGATAACAACAACCGTTTGATTGGTGATAAGGTTAGCAATGCTCGCTATAAGTTCACTCTTTTGACTGAAAAGGGTACGTTTAGTGTCTGGCGCGATCCGAGTTACCAAACATACTATGTGCAGAAAAAGCGACCTTCCGAGGAATTGTTTTTCACCCTGACGCCGAACTTGCTAGATGAAGGGGTGGTCCTCCTCCTGTCGAATGATAAGCTTCTGGCTATGCTGCGAAACGCTTTTCGACGGGGGCGAATGTTCTTCGATGAACCAATTACCCGCACAGCATTCATGGAAGTATTCAAGCGTTAGGAAAGAAATGATTAACAACACTAAGAATGTCCTGCTCATTATTGGCGCAATTCTTGTCGGCCTACTGCTTATCCTGCTTGCGGTTCTCGTCATTCTTGATAAGGACCCGACAACGTACGTAGGATCGCTTACTAGCATCGTTGCTATTCTCGCTTCTAGCGGTATTCTTGCTGCTTTTATTGGAAGCGTGAAGGCTAAGACCGATGAGGCGGCGGAAAAGACCGATCAGGTTGCAAAGTCCGTTAATGGTAATACGTCGTATCTGATTGACACCATTCGCGAACTGCACGGCCTTGCCTCCAATACCGGCGACGGCAAGCATGTTGCCCCGCTTGATGAGGAGCGACTTTCTCAGATTCACGCGGACAGTGAAGTTCTCACGGGTGGCACGCCCACCGTCCAGTAGCTAGACTAGAAGGGCACACCGAAGGGTGTGCCCTTCTTAGTATTTGGAGTATTACATGCCTGAATTTGATATCGGTTCGCCTGAGTGGCGATATTGGATTGTCAACAAGATTAACGAGCTAGAGCTAGGCGATATTCGCGACGAAACTATTGCAACCTTTATTGCGAACACCAATAGCGATACGTGGAAAGCAATTGAGCACATTGTAGAATCAGCTAACACCGCGGTTACGGTTGAGCTTTCTCGACTCATAACCGAAACGGTTACTACCGCGGGTAATCAAGCTAATAAGTATGCACGCCTGCAAGATGAAAGCGTGCTCCGTCAAGCTAAGGAATACACCGATCAGCACAATAGCGGCGGTGGTAGTGGCGGTGTATCTCAATTGTATGTAGATGAAGCCGATAAGAACACTCTTAGTAAGGCGAATGAGCATTCCGATTCTGTCGGTCAATCTGCTGTCACTTCCGCTAAGACGTATGCAAACGATGAGATATCTAAGCTTGATAAGACACTACGGGATGCGTTCAAAGCTGCTGACGCCGAAGTGCTCCGACAGGCGAAGGGGTACGCCGACAGTCTTGGAGGGGACGGCAGCGGCGGGGGAGGGGTTACCCCGGAGCAGCTTGCCAACGCCGTAGCGCAAGGTGTGACAGACGCGAACACGTACACCGGCCGTGAGCTTGGGGAGCTTGACGGGCGCTTGTCTGACGCGATCGATGCGGCGGCTACAAAGACGCTGGCAGACGCTACGGCGGGCGCTGAGTCTATCGCTCGCGAGGCGCTGTCGGGTGCGAACGGGACAGCTCAGGAGTACGCCAATACGGCAGAGTCAAACTCGAACACGTACACCGACACTGCTATTGATACATTTGCGGATAATATTGCGGCGTTTATTGACGGCAAAATAGCTGTAGATGATAGCGGTTGGGTTGCCTGCAACTTTGCAGGCTTTAGTCAGGACACGGCGTTTATTCGTAAGCGTGGTAACGATGTGCGTATGCGTGGATTTGTGAGCGCCACAAGTGGTGTTATTACAAATCAAGTTTTTGGTGTTCTTAATTACTTCCCTATTGACGCTTCTGTATTTGTTTGTGCAACAGACAACATGGATAGTGCAAAGTTTGATATTGATATTTCTGGTAACGCATCGTTTGCCGCTGTAGATGCCGCAATTGTGTATCTTGACGGTATTGTGTTCTGGACCGACTAGGTGTATGGTGTGCACATGAAGAGCAACAAGGAACCGGACGTCATGTTTGAGCTTAAGATTTCGCTGCTGATTGTTGGTGGCGTCTTTTGCTTCTGCGCTGCTATGGGGTGGTTTAATGTTTAGTCACGAAGAAGTTATTAGGCGTCACTACCTTATGGGTTTAGCTTTCGGTCTTAGCGAATGTGACGCTATGCAAATGACTGTAAAGCGTTATTTGGTAATTGATGATGCGTAATATCAAGCCAAGTAGCATCCGTGAAAACGATGTTATCCGTGTCAGTGGCAAGATTGGCGACATGGAGATAACACGCACAGGTGAAGTGAAGCGGATAACATTTCACCAATTCGGCCGCGAATACGCAACTTCACAAGGTATTGTGTTGCTCGACGTTAACCGCGACGGAAATACTGGCATAACAGGATTGAAGATACAGCTTCTCAACCACACGCCAGATTCACCACTATTCGAGTTGACAAACACGGGAAGCATGGAGTAGGCTGTAGTCATGGCAAACAAGACCGGTGAGCGTAAGCAGCCTGTTGTGAAGATGAACCTCTACGTGAACGGCAAGCACAAGACACAGGTGGACATCGATGTGGCACATGCTCTCGCAGCTACGTACATGGATCAGGGCGAAGAGGTATGGCTCTCCCGAGCCGTCGTTAACATGGATGGAAGTGTCAGCGCAAAGAGCGCTCGCACTAATCGAGGCTCGCGAAGCAAGCGAAAGGCGTAACATCATGGACATAACCAATTACAGCAATGACGCAATTGTGCAGGGTGCTCTTCTGCACCAGGCACTCGAAAACGTCGGTATCAGCATCGAATTTAATACAGCTATTCAGGCTGTTATTGAATATGGTGACCTCAATAACGCCCGCTACGAAGAGCAAATTAAGGACGAGGCTGACACTGACAATAACGGCATTGCCGAAGCCATTGGTGTTTGGGTTGAGCGACCCTCTAAGCAGCCCGGTCTTACTGAATATCAGCGAATGCTGATTAACTCGATTTATGGTAAGTATGCTGAGACTGATAATTTGGATAGACGCATTCCTCTTACCATTTCTGATGGAGTGCCTGTTTACCCTAGAGGTTCTGCTAAGCCCGGTGAATTGTTTGCATGCAATTGCTCAAAAGAATCTCATGTAATGTCTAAAACTTATTACGATAAGATTAACCGGTTTAAGTAAATAAC